CCGTAGTCGTCCTTCCTGTGGGCTGCCCGAGTACTCAGGGACAGTGCCGTCTGCACGAGCATCGCACCGCAGAGCTTGCGGTATGCACCCTCCAGTTCCTCCGGGGTGAGGCTGTTATTCACCAGCCACCTCCTCCTGAGCGGGGGGCTTGCACCCAGCCTGACGCAGGTCGGTGTTGAGGTGGGGCCACAACTCCTCGGAGTGCATCGAGAAGCACAGGTTCCACGCCGCATGCGAGAGGTGATCCTCGCCGCGATCCCCTTCAAGGTAGGCGTAGATGTGCGACAAGGCGTGGTTCAAGAACACGCTCACAGGCAGCCCCTTCTCGACGTTCATCGACCCGTACTTCTCGGCACCCTCGTGGCTGGCCTGTGCCATCCGACGCAGCCCGATGGGCGACAGCAACTCGAACCGCACGTCCTTGGCCGAACGCTTGGCACCGCTGCCATAGGTCGCCACATGCCCACTCACCTTCGGCTTGCCCCATCCCATGATCAATTCTCCTCGCTACGCTTCCACTCTTTCGCCGCAGTCATATCGATGAATGCGTTGCATCTGACGATGCTCCCTCCGTTAACGGTTCTCTGCGTGCTCGTGTTGTCGAGCCGCATCTTGCACGAGTACTGCCCGGTGGCGTCGGCCAGCTGCTTGGTCAGCAGCACCCCCTCGTCCACGAGGAACAGGAATCCGTAGAGCGGCACGGCCAGCAGGGCAGCTGCGTCCTTCGCACTCTCGACCTTCTCCATCGTGACCAGCCACTCGTCGCTCCACTTCTCTCGCAGCGTCTTGCGATCCACCCCGTAGCGGCACTTGGTTTCCACCACCGCCACGATCCTGCCCTTGTCCACGATCACGGCGTCCACCTTGGCGGGCTGGTCGTCGGGCGTGCGAACGTAGGACAGGCCGGTGCTCTCCTCGAATATCTTGGCGGCAGACTGCTCATCCTTGAGCGTCTGCTGGCCCCGTGGCGTCAGCACGTCCATGCGCCCTCCTTGCCATGCCTCTGGTCACCCGCTCCACAAACACATGAAGGTCTTTGAGTCGGATCGTGAGCAGCCACTCGGCACCGTTGCGGCGGTGGCAAACCACGGGAGTCTTCAGGTGGGGGGCGGCGTCCGACGCAGCCTTGACCATGGCCTCGTGCAGGTTCAGCCGCTCGACTCTCTTGCTCTCGATCAGGAGCGACGGCAACTCCTCGACGGTGATATCACTGTCGGAGTTGGCACCGCAGTACTGCTGCGAGCGGCGGGCGGTGTAGCCCATGTGCTCGAACTTCTCTGCGAGTTCTCTCTCGCCTGCGGCACCCTTGTTTCTGCTGTGGATGGACATGCTCTTATTCTCCCTGTCGTGTCAATGGTTTTATCGGTGACGGTTATCGATTCTTTCGGCACGAGCCCAATCGGGAACGTCGCACGGGTCGCACGGCATGCCCTTCTTCATCCGCATGCCAGCTAGGTAGACCTGATCCACGCTGCCATCTTCCTGCTCCTTCGCACCCATGATCTCGCAGATCGTGAGGCTCTTGCCGCCACCCGAATGAACACCGTAGTGGCACTCATCGCACAGCAGGATCAGCCCGCGGGGATCGTGAGGCGTCTTGCCCCGGCGACCCTGAATGTGGTGCACCTCCATCCGCCTGCCCGGCCTGCCCCTGCGCCAGTAGCACACGGCACAGCGGTCGTGGGTTTCGGCGTACTCGGCCAGCTGCCTATTCGGCTTTGGCATCCACCACCTCCACGTTGCGGCCGAGATTCCCGAGTGCTTCGGCGTGGGGCTGCTCATCGAACTCCACGCAGATCAGCCTGCCGCGGGCGACGAGCATGTCGAGGAACTCCTGAAGCTCCTGCTTCGGGTAATCATCTGGCTCGCGGCGGCATATCTCCTGCGTGGCGAACATCGAGTAGACGAGAAGCTCGACGCCGTACCGCTCAGTCTCCTGCCGGTCGGGACGCTCGATCTCCTGCCGCACCATGGCCCCCGTCCAGTAGGCGAGCGCCTCATCGAACGGGTACAGGGCGATGTCGTTCCAATCCTTCTGGGCATCGAGCAGGTAGGTGCGGTAGACGTGGCCGCGGTGCTCCTTCGGCACGGCCTCGGCCACATGAATCAGCTTCGCCCGCTGCGGAATGGGGAACCTCCAGCTGTAGGAGTCGAGCAGGTAGAAGCCCCGCATGCGGGGATTGCTCAGGCGACTGTTCACGAAGTGGTGCCCCTCGTGGGCCCATGTGATCAGGTCGTCATCCTCTCGGGCACGCATGGCGTCAGCTGGCGGCAGGTGCTGGAGGATGTCACGCAGGGTTTCCGGGTACTCCGAACAGCAGTTGCGGACGGGGTGGGCTACCGGATACTCCGCCTCTGCGGAGCCCAGCTGCGGACACATGGTGATCGCCGCGGCTGCGACGATACCGGCGAGCAGAGCCACGATCAGATAGCCAATCATTCATCACCCTCCTTGGTGGCGAGGCAGTAAAGGAACCACGCGGCCAACATCGTGTTGACCACGCCAGCGATAAGACCGATGGCCGTGAGCAGAGTGATCATTCGTCCCCCCGCTTCTGCTTGCGACGGTCGATGGCCGACTGCATCGCCATGCTTGCGGCGATCATCCACTGGGCGAGAGCCCAGCACTCCTCGGGAGTGTTCAGGACGCAGATAGGCGGCGTGCTGAAGAGCACGCACGGTCGCTTGCACTTGAGCGTGGCGAGCCGGTACTTGAAGGGTGCCTCCTTATCCACAATGCCGTCCTTCGCGGCCACCGGAGAGCCCTCTTCGCCATGCCGGAACGTGGCGGTCAAGACCCACCGATTCTTCTTGGTGATGACGAACATCGCCTCGTGCTCACGCTTCCTCGTCATGGGCGTGCCACCTTCTCTAGCTCTCGCTTGATCGCCTTCACCAGCCACTCGTTGCCGGGCGTGCGGCGCATGCCCTTGAAGATTCGCTTCAGGTCGGATGCCGGGATCAGGCGGATCGGCTGCCCCTTGTATGGGCCCCACAACATCCGCGGCTCGCGGCGGCTGGGGGATGCAGCAGTCGGCTTCGCGAATGGGTCGATGGTGTGGGCGTCGAACGTCACGCCCAGCACCAGCTGGCGGCGGCGTTCCTTCTCGGCCAGCTGCTCGGCCAACGCACGATCCCGCTCACGCTTCTCCTCTGCCTTGATGGCGGCGTCGAGTTCGAGGGCGGTGACATCCTCCTCCTCGGCGTGACGCAGCAACTTCTCCCGGTACTTCTGAACCTTGGCCGGGGGCAGCATCACGTCGATGGCCGAGCACACCCGGTGGTGCCGAGTCGTGTCGGTGTAGTCGATGATCAGAGCCTCGGGCTTCGTCCCGTTCTTGATCGCCAACCTGCGGAGGTACTCGGTCGGATGCCGAACGTCCTCGGGGTTGGGACGCAGGGCACGACCAACTGTCTGGATGTAGGCGGGCAGGGACGAGGTCGGCTTCAGGATGTGAAGCTCGGTGCACCGTCGGCTGTCCCACCCCATGCGGAGCACGGCGACGTTGGCAATCAGCGTGGCCTCGCCCGACTCGAACCTCTTCAGTTCCTCAGCCCTCTGGGCAGCGGGCATCTTCGAGTGGACGAGGGCGCAGTTGATGCCGTGCCGCATCTCGATCATCGCCCTGAACGCCTCGGCCGTGGCGATGGAGGAGCAGTACACCGCACCGGATCGGCGCTTGTCGTGGTTCGCTGCGACCAGTGCGGCCTGCTCTTGGATCACCTGCTCCGACCGCAGAATCTTTTCGATGGACTGCTGATCGAACTCCCCGAACACTGGCACCTTGGAATAGTCCAGCCCCTTCATCACCACCCGGCGTGCCTTGAGCGGGACGAGCCAGCCGTGGGCGATGGCAGGCACCACGCCGTACTGCACAGGGCAGTGGCCGTAGTAGTGGAGAGGCGTCGAGCCATCGGGCCGAACGTGGGGCGTGGCGGTGAACCCGCACACATGGGCACCCTCTGCACGGTAGCGGTCGAGCATGGCACGGCACTGCTCGCCGAGGCCGTAGTGCATCTCGTCCACCACCACCAGATCGAACTTGCCCAGCCTCTCGGCACGGTTGCCGGTCAGCAGGGTGTCGAGTGAGGCCGCGATCAGCTGGGCGTTAGGGGAAGCCCAGTTCATCTCCTGCTCGATCTCCACCCCACGCAGCCGGTACGCCTCGACGCCCGCCGCCAGCTGGTGCGTGAGGTTGATCTGCGGTGCGACGAACAGCGTCCTGCCGTAGTGCTCCGACAGCATGGCCTGCATGAGAGTCTTGCCGGTGCCGGTGGCAGACTCACACGCAGCGATGCCGTGCTGCCTGAGCGTGGCGAGCAGGCCCGCAACCCCGTGAACCTGATAGTCACGGGGCTGCGGACGCGGATCGTTGAAGAGATCGCGGGTGGCGACCATTCAGGCAACCCTCCCGCGGCGACGGTCATTCCTGACTTCGATCACCCGACCGTGGGTTCTTCCGACCCACCTTCGGCTTGCCTCTTCTGGTGACCACCCGGCCCGAATCTCCTCGGCCCTTTCGCGGATTTCGCTTTCTGTGGGGTCGGGCTGCTTGTTCCACGCCTTGCCGATCCGGCGAATCTGATTCGTCCCCCGCAGGTGATCGTACAGAACCGCCGGGGTCGTGCCCGACTGCTGGGCTGCCGCCCGGAACGAAATCCCCGTGAGGTACAGCTGCACCCCCATCTTGAGTCGCTCGGTGTGGCTGATCACTGACGCTACCATCTGCTTCTCCTCCATGAAGTGACAGAAACTGCTTGACGAACACCATTGACTGAAGTGCCTTGACCTCGGTGATGAGTGCGGGCACATCGACGTTGACGATCTGCGGCAGGGATTCGAGGAAGAGGTTGCTCGCCCGCTCCTCGATCTCTGCCAGCTGCTGATCAGTCAGCACCCGCCACCTCCTTCTTCGTAGGCGACATCTCCTCTCGCTCGGCCTTGAGAACGAGCAGGTCGTCCTCTGTCATCCGGCCAGAGGCGACAGACAGGGCAGCACGGGCGAGCACCTGATCACGGTCGTGGTCGCTCTTCGCACCACGCAGTGCAGAGCGGGCGAGCCCGAGCGCCGGGGTGCCCTTCGGCGTCGGCCCCTTGAGCCCCTCGCCATCGAGATCGCTATCCGCAGCAACGCCGCAGAGTTCCGCGTAGTGCTTCCGGCGGAAGTAAGTCGTCTCGGCGAGCATCTTCTGCGGCTGGCGCTCGGCGAGACGGCAGGCCGACCGCTCGAACTGACCGCTCTCGTGGCGGAGGGTAGAAACCTGCCACTGCTCGTCGCCGATGATCACCGTCTTGGATGAGAGGTCGAGTCCGTTCCGGCAGTTCGCCTCGGTCACGGCATCGAGCACCTCATCAAGCGTGGCGTACATCCCGTAGTTGCCCTTCGCGTTCTTGCGAATCTGCTTGTAGGCAGCACGGGCACGGCACTTGGCGGCGCACAGCAAGTCCGTGTACTCGGACTCCATCGCAGGAAGGTGCGATGTCTGCGGCTTGAGACGCGGGTCGCGTCGGCACGGGATACCATCGAGGTCGGTCACTTCAATCTGCTCACTCATCAGTTCGTCCTCCTATAGGCCCACTCGGGAAACTCCAGTTCGCGAACCTCGCCGTAGCCGTCGGGCAACCAGTTGCCCATCTCCTTGCGGATGGCGATCTCTTCGAGGTCTTGTGTGATGAGGTCGTGGCAGGGGGCCACGAGGCGGGGCGGCAGAGTGACTACCTGCACCTGATAGGAGGGCGTGGTGGAGAGCACCACGAACGTGAGCGGCTGATCGGAGATGCCGCAGGTCACCGCACCCTCTTGGTAGAGGGCGGATTGGTAGTGATAGCCGTGCTCTATCACCGTGCCTTGCCAAGACTCCAGCGGGCGAGCCTCGCGTGTCGTCTTCCAATCAATCAGCCTGCCGTCATCGGTGACGGCGTCGAACCGGCAGCGGAGAGAGTGGCCGTCCTCACGCTGCCAGATGCAGCTGAGTTCGTGCTCGGAGATCGACTCGATGATCTCGCGGGAGGCGGCGTTTGCGAGGGCCTGCTTCCAGATGCCGTCGATGACCGCGGCGTCGGCTGGGCAGACGAGGATCGCATCCTCGGGCTGGTCGGCGAGGAACGCCTTGGCTTCCTTGCTGGTCGAAACCGTACCGCTGGCGGTGAGGAATTTCTCTGGAACCGCCACCGCCCGACGCCGGAATTCAGCCTCGCCCAACTCGAAGAAGAGGTGGACAAGCGTCCCTCTTGCGAGGGCCCCCGAAGAGAAGGGAGGATGCGTGTGAGCAACGTATTGCTCGTAGTACCACACCGGCCCGTGACGGCGAAAAGACCACAGGGGGCTTTTCGAGGGTTCAGGGCGGGCGTGGTATTCCCCGTTGGGCAGACCCCGGAGGATCAGGGGGCTGCCAACAGAAGGAGCTAGCCCGGTCGAGCGACCTCTACGTCCCGAACGTAGCGCTCTACCAGACTGAGCTACGCCCCGATTAGGAGCGTGGATTATGGCTGTTCGTGCGGCTTCCGCAAGGGCATCCTCTGCGGCTGCGGGTTCGGCAGAAAAATCTTCGGACATTTTTTTAACTCGGGAGAACCGGGCGATTGACCGCTGCGTAGTTGTCGGTACTCTGTCGGGCCGAATGACTCACAGCGTGAACAAGCGTACAGGGGCTGGTCGGACGATGCTATTCGTTGCTGATGCTTATTGCAAGCATCGGGACATATCGCGGGGCTACGCCGCGAACGTGCTCCGCACGGCCCGAAAGATGGATGCTGCCGGGATCACCGCAGACAACATCAATGGCGAAATCGTTTCGCACTGGCTCTCCTCCATGAGGGCTCAAGGTCTAAGTCCAAGGAGTGTACACAGCGAGCGACGGACTGCAATCACAATTTGGAAATTCGGAATCGAGGAGGGGATGATTTCTGCTCCGCTCCGCAATCTTCCGAAGGTCAAAGTGCCCCGCAAGGTCGTTCGTGCTTTCACTCGTGATCAGTGTACAAGGGCGGTCAAGAGTTTTTCTCAATGCGATTTCTCTCGGGAAATAGGCGTATTCAAGAAATCGAAATGCCCGGTCGGACTGTGGATGGAGGCATGGACAAGGCTGTGCTACGAGTCTGCATGCCGGTTCACCGATGGATACGCTCTTCGGGCCGAGTCGGTGGTGCCGGGCGGCGTGGCGTTCACGGCCTCGAAGACCGGGCAGCCCGTGATCCGACGGGTGTCGGCCCGCACCAGCCAGCTGCTCGATCAGCTGGTTGAGATGTCGCCAGATGGCACCGTATTCAGCTGGGCGGTCAGCAGGCGGTGGGCCTTCGCCAACATTAAGAAGTGCTTCGTAAGGTTGGGCCTGAAGGAAGGCCGCTCGCAATGGCTTAGGCGTGCGGCAGCCACTCACGCAGAGATGCTAGAGAAAGGCGCAGGTGCCAAAGTACTTGGTCACCGGACGCAGGGCCTTTTCGAGAAGCACTACTGTGACTACACGCAGATGATCGAGCAGATGCCGTCTGCCCCGCTGTTGGATTGAGTGGAGAAAACTTCGGCCAACCATTGACGGCGGGTTGAGAATGTATGGCGTAAGGCACCGCCTGCACTCTCTCGCCCGACGCATGCCAACGGCATCCCTTGGGCAGAAGCTACGAAAAGGGGGCGGGGCCGGGCGGCACCTACGAGCGACCCTGCTAGCAGTGACAGGGCAACACTCGTAGCTACCGGATGACGGTCATACATCCACCACAGGCTCTGTTGCCAAACACTGTGACCCAGCGATGGGAAAGACCAGACGGCCACGGCCCGAGGGAGAAACGACATCGCTTGCCAACGCTCTGCCCCAAAAGGCAACCGATGGCTTAACCGGCTGGTAACCCCAGCTTTCCCTGATGTGATTGTCTACAGTGCCAGAGCCAGAGCCATCCCATGAGAGGGATCGCTGGCCTACTGCAACAGTGCCGACTGAGCAGAGAACCCGCTGAACCGAGCGGCCCGCTTCTGGGCGTCTTCCCGCTTCTTCGACTCGGCCCGGTTCTTCTTCTGAAGCTGCTGCCGCAACAGGTAGTACTTCTGCATCTCGGGCGTGAGCTTGTCGAAGTCATCCTTGGCGATGGAGGTGATCTCCATGGTGCGAGCTTGGGGCGTGCGGCCTAGCTCCTCATCCAGCTGTCGGATGGCGTCGTTCCTCTGGCGCTTCTCGTCTACCAGCCCGAATCGCACGGGGCTCACCTGATTGAAGAGAGCCTGCCCGACACGTTCGCCCACGTTCTCGATCCTCGGGTCTGCGATCTGGCGACCGAGACTGAGTACCCGGCTGGCACCGGGAGCCGCAATGTCCACGGCTGAGTTGACCGCGCTGGGCAGCCGGAAGTCCTCGTTGCCAGTGGCCGCACCGATGATGGTGTCGAGTTCGCTGGGCACCTCGCCGAGCTTCCGCTTGGTGTGCATGTCCTGCTGCGTGAGAAGCTCGATGCCCGACCGCAGGTGGGGTGCCAGCTGTTGGCCCACGTTCTGGATCGTGCTGACGATTGATGCGTTGGCGTCGAACTCGCCGCCGGTCTTCGCGGTGGACAGCAGGTTCAGCACGCTCAGGCCGGGGAGGTCGAGGTTCTTCACGAACCGACGCACGCCGGGGTTGGGCTCCGCCACGTTGCCCAGACCCATCGCCTCGGTGAACGCCCCGAGTTCCTTCGGGATGGCGAACCCGGTCTGCTCGCGCATGGTCTGCGGTACATAGGTGTCGTCGTCTGTCTGCTGCGCCTTGTCCACCAGCTTGAGCATCTGGCCGTATGGCCCGCCCGGCCGCTCCGCCATGCGTTCGACAACGTACTTCCCGATGCGGCTGGAGTACGCATAGAAGGGCATCCAGCGGTCACGCAGCTGGCGCTCCACGGTGGAGAGGTTGTCATACAACACATGTGCCGCACCCATGCGACGTGCCGCCTCTTGCGGAGACACGCCGCTCTGAAGGAGAGCCATGTACCCGGCCATCCGGTTGAGCGAGTCGGTGTAGTCGCCGAGTGCTTCGCCTGTCTTGTAGATGGCGTTGGTCGTGTCCTTCCGGCCCGCCACTCCACGCACGCCGAAGGGGTTGAGTGCCGTGCCCCATGAGCGAGTGGGATCGTAGTTGATCGAGCCCACGATGGACTGCGGCGTCTGGCCGGGCAGCAGCTTCTGGATCGACGCAGCGGAGCGGTCACCCGCCATCACGTCGGTGATCGAGCCGCCCCGGAGAATCTTCGCCTCAGCCGAGTCGAGCAGGAACTGCTTCAGTGCTTCTTCGTTAGTGGTGTAGTGTGAGTACAGCGGCATCCGCCGGATGTACGGCATCACCTTGTCATACTTGCCTTCGAGCAGGCTCGCCGCTTGCATCGTCCCTTCGAGGGCAGCCGCGGGCCCGGCCTCGATGGAGTTGCTCACGAACCCACTCATCGAGTCCCGCGTGAACCGGCTCGGCCAAGTGAGCACCTGTGCCTTGAACACCTTGGTGTACTGGTCGAGGTACTGGCTCAGTCCTTCCACCGCCTTTGGCTGGGCGTAGAAGTCGTGCATCCGAGTGAGGCTGTTGATAGCGTCCTCGGAGATGGCGTAGTGCGCGAGGTCGATGGTGTCAGGGTTGACCGTCTGGCCCGTGGTCTTGGTCAGCTTGGCGGCGATCCGCTCACGCAGCTGCTGGGCAGCACCGCCTCGAATGTTGGTGGCCGGATCGAGTGGCGACCGCATGCCCGCCCGTGCCAGTGCGTTCTTGGCGGAGATGTGCTTGCCGCCCTGCATGCCGCCAGCAGTTCCCTGCACCAGCCGGGAGGCGATGGTGTCGATGACGGCATCCGCGGTGTCGATGGCTCGCTCGCGGCCCACGGTGTAGCGGGCCACAGCTTCGAGCGGGTTGTTGCCGAACACCGGGCCGGAAGTGATGTTGCCTTGGGCATCCTTCACCACATCCAGATCGTGCAGGAACTTCGCCAGCTGCCGGGCCTTGCCCTTTGTGTACGGCCCGCTCTTGTATGCCCCGAGCCCAGACTGCTGAGGCGTCCCAATCACAGGCCCGTGTACGCCCGGCTTCAGCGGGCGGCGTGCACCCGGAGGGAACGCCTGCACTCCTTGCAGGATTTGCTGCTGCCGCTGGGCGACCGCCTGCCCGGCTGGCGTTTGGTAGTACTGCCCGCCAGCGAAGTTGTTGATCTCATCGAACAGTTCTTGAGCGACACGATCCTCTTGGAACGCATCGCCCAGACCGACGAACCGGGGGTCTTGGCTGAGTGCTCTTAATTGGTCGATGCCACCGGGCAGCTGAAGAGACTTCTTGCGCTTCAGCATGTCGCCGGTCGCCATGTCGAAGAGGGCGGTCTTCCCCTTCTTGCCGCCAGCCGCACGCTCAAGCAGGGATTCCATCTGATACGGCCGGTACTTGGCCCCGAAAGCGTGATCCAGCTGGTGGGCACGCAGCCCCATCTCCTCGCTGCGGCGGAGGATGTCAGGAGCCTGTGCTCCCCACTTGTCGATGAACGCCTTGACGCCCGGCGTGCTGTTGACGAAGTCGATGTCGTTGGCCGTAGCCGCCACGCCTTCGATGTAGCGATCCATCGCGTCCGCCGCCTCGGGCGAGAACACTGCGGAGATGCCGGTGCGCTGGGCAACGGCGTCATCGATCTTTGCATTAGTGAGGTCGTGGGCCATATCCGCCGCTGCGACCCGGCCGCGAGATTCTCCCACCTCGGCGGCTGCGTTTATCCGCGTGGCCGCAGCCTGCGTGATGGCGTCGGTCTGGCCCCCGACCGCCTTGTTGAAAATGGAGTGCGCCACGAGGCCGGGCTTCGACCAGCGGATCGATTCTCCGACGCGATCCATGCCAGCAGCAAGCCTTTCGCCCGCAGCCGAGCCAAGCGGATCAAAGGCAATGGGGGTTCCAGCCACACCGAAGGACTTTCCCAGCTTCTCGCCCTTGATGTCATCGTACTTCCAGCCCTTTTTTTCGAGAAAGGCATTGAGCGCGTCGAACGTCTTCTGATCCTTGCCCTGCATCAGGTCTTCGAGCGTCTGCTGCCGCATGGCGACACGCTGTCCGACGAGCGGGCGGGCCGAATGCTCGATGTAGTCCTCGATGTTCGAGTCCATTGCGTCGAGTGTTCGCTGGGCACGGCCTGCGATGGGTGTCCTGCCTGCGATGGCGGCGTCTTGCAGCTTGCGGCTCGCCACTTCGGCGGCTTCATCGAGCGTGCCGATAGCCTTGGCCGCTCGCCCGCCCTTGGTCAGTGCGGTCATGGGCCCGCCGAGCCACGTCAGGGGGTCGAGAACGATGTCGGTCGCCGCTCCTCCGAGCCATCTCGCAGTGCCAGCAGGAACGCCAGCGTTGTCGAGCAGCTGCTCACCGCTCACCCGCTGGTCAGCGTCGAGCGGGTTGTTCCACTTGCCATCTTGCAGGTAGTCGATGCCGCTGCGGATGACGGCACCGGGAGTGTCGAGCCCCCAGAGTAGATCGGATACGAACTGCCCGCCCTGCCTGCCCAACTTGGCGAGCAGGGAGTCCTCCTCTGCCTGCGAGATTGCAGGGAGGTCTGCCGTCCGTTGCCCGAGGAACGAGGGAGTTCCGGTCAGGGACATGAGTTAACCCCCTCGGCGGAAGTCTTGGCCTCGGACAGCTTGCGGCGGCAGGGCTGCCTGTGCCCGCTCAGGAGCCGCGGGCTTCGCCGTGAGGGAGTCATAGATGCGCCCAGACACTTCCGGGGCGAGCCCCTGCATGGCAGCCCGCTGCGAGAACTCGTCGCGGGAGAGCGGCGGCAGTGGCGTCTTCCCGTCCGCGTCGAGCTTCGGCTTCCCGGTAGCCGGGTCGATCTGCCCGATGATATTGAGCATGTGCTGCCGCATGTCGGGCGAGACGTGGCCCATCGCGGCCCGCTCGAAGGAGTGCGACTCAACGGCACGAGCGGCAAGCTCCGCCGCCGTCTTGGGGTCAACCCCCTGAGCTTCGAGGTCGGCCCGCAAGGCTGCTGCCTTGGCGTCCAGCGTCATGCCGTTATTGCTGTTCGACCTGATCCAGTTGGAGGCGTAGGTGGAGGGGTTCTCCTTCTCCTTGTCCTTCTCCCGGCCCTGAACGCGGGCAGCTTCGGCGGCGGCGGCAGCCTTGCCCTTCTCGGCATCCATGATCGCTTCCATCTGCCGCGTGTACGCAGCGGCGTTCTGCGGGTTGAGGCGAGTGAGCAGCTGGTAGGCGTGAATGGCGTCACTCGCCTCGCCGGTTCCCATGAGGCGGGAGATCATGCCGCCAGCGTTGCCCGACCGCTCGACTGCGGCCTGCTTCCAATCGTTCATCGAGTTGTTCTGGCGAGCCTCGTACTGCTGGTACGAGTCGGTGCCGCGAACGCCTGCTCGGAAATCCTTGCGGGCCTGAGCAGCAGCAGCGTCCATCGCACGCAGCTTGGCGTCCGCCTGTGCGGACTGTTCCGGCGTACCGAAGTCCCGCTGCTTTTCGAGTTCGCGGCGTTGATCGAGTCGCCGCTGGTTGATCGGCTTGCGAGTGGCGTTGTAGTCGGTCACGCCGCGGCGGTCGCCGTCCTCGGCGATCTGCTGGGCCTTGGCCCCGAACTTCTCGCCAATCGCCTCGTTACGCTTCCGGTCGTTCTCGGCCTTGCGTTCCGCCTCGCGTGCACGGCGTGCGTTGTCGGCGAGCACAGAGCCGTCAGGCCCCATGGCGGGGAGAGGCATGCCGGGAACCCAGTTGCTCCAATCTCGGCCCGACTCGTCTCGCTCACCAGAGGGCGGGAGCCGGTTCGTGCCGACGCCTTCCGCCTTCGTGGGCGGAGTGGTGCTGCGGGTGGCGATGGGAGGAAGCCCGTTCGCTGCCCGTGCTTCGTTCATGCTGGCGTCACGCTCACGCTGCACGTCGGCCTCGGTGGAGCGGGGCTTCAGCTGGGCACGAGCGATGTCGCGTGCGGCCACTCGCATGGCCGTCTCCTTGCTGGCCCCGGAGGCGAGCAGGCTCTGGTACAGAGCGGCGTGGGCGTCGGCCGTGTCGCCGCCGTTCTCTTGGAGGATAAGCTCGGCCACCCTAGCGCCGCGCTCGTCGTCGGTCATGGGCCTCTTGGTTGGGGCGGGGCGAGCAGCGGCAGGGCTAGCAGCTGGCTTGCTCGGCATCGTGGACTCAACGACCTTCTTCGCGACGGCGGTCGCACGGTCGATGGGCTTGCTGCCGATCTTGGACTTGGCGTGCTTCACCAGATCGGGGCGAAGCTCGCCCGTCACGGTGTCGCGCATGCCCGCCTTGGCGTAGACCAAGTCGCGGGACTCGGGGCTGAGGCGCTGGAGCGGAACGACAGTGTTCCTGCCGTTCTCCTTCTTGATCTGCACGACGCCGTTCTTGGGGTCGAACGATGAGATGTGTCCAGACGTGGAGTGCTGGCCCGTGTTGTCGAGGAACGTGAGCGGCCCGCGGGTCATCATGTCCTTCTCGGCGCGCGACGGCAGCGTCACACCCCCGGCCTTCGGAGTCTCCGGTGGGGTCAGAGACACGGGCGTGGCGGGGGTTCTGCGAGCAGCCATCCCCTCGCGCAATGCGACCAGTTCATCACGCAATGCGCGCAGTTCACGAACGTCGGCCATGTTTTCTACTCCGCTGAGGTGTCAGAATGCAGGAAGCCGGGCAGGCCGAGTCGGCTGCGTGCCACTCGCTCACGGGCAGAGCGAACGCGATCCAACCTGTCGCCCAACGACGCGGCCACTGCGGCAGCCGCGGTGAAGTCGCCGCCCTCACCGGCCATCGTGTCTTCCGATCCGGCGGTGACAGCCGGGCCCGCCGGTGCCCGCGCCGGTCGCACAGCGTTCGGCATTGATACGCTGTTTCGGAGTGCGACGAGCCCGGCGATTCCAAGACCGCCACCGGCCGCGGCGAGGAACCTCTTCTCCCCGTCGGTCAGCCTGCTCGGCGATACATCGGGGCGGGGAGGGCCGAGTGGTTCGTCATATCGCGAGAACGCGGGCAGGTCAGAAGACCACCCGACCACGTCCTCGGGGAACGGGCCGTGCTGTATCCCAGTGTCGTCGGCCACGGTGCGGTAAGGATCGTAGGTGCTCGTCTGAGTCGGCCATCCGCTTTGGTCGGGAGTGCGAGGCCACGGCACGTTGTTGTAGTTGGGGTCATAGCCCGACGCACCCTGCGTCCCACGCAGCTGCCCAGCCGGGGCAGCATCGGGCCGCTTGGGGGTGACGGGGTACATGCCGCCCTCGTCGTCCATGCGTGCGAGGTCGTCCTCCAGTTCCCACGCATCCATCTGGGAGTTGGCCCACTCTGCCCGGCTGGGGCCGTAGGGCTCAGAGGAAGGCGTGGCCGTCACGTCAGCAGGTGCGGCCTCCGACACTGCGGCCTTCGGCTTGCGGCCTCGACGCACCGGAGTCTTCTCGGGGGCGACAACCTCCGGGGCAGGGGCGTCAACCGAGTCGGCAGGCACCGAGGTGCCGTCGGGCGTGAACCCGATCTCGTCGCGGTAGAACTCCCAAGCGTTGCGTGACGGGCCGAGGGGCTCGTCATACTGCGGCTTCGCAGGTGCGGCAGCCTTCTTCGGAGCGGTGCCCTTGGCGGCAGGTGCAGCCTTCGCGGCGGAAGCGACCGGAAGATCGCCGAGTGCTGCGGCAACTTCCTCGACCAACGCATCGACCTCGGGGTTGGTGCCGACGCCACCCATCCGGCTGCGGCGGGCGTGGATGTCTTCGTAGGCGGCAGTGAGTTCGGCGGCGTTCGAGCCGTCGGAGCTACGGGCACGAGCCAGCAGGTCGCTGTACTCATCCTTGAATGTCTTGAACGTGCGTGCCGGTGCAGCTGCGGCGGGAGCTTCGGGCTTCGCGGCAGCACCACGCTTGCGCGGCACGTTCGTCACGTCCACAACTCCCTCGACGGCCTCTTCGTCAGGCACGCCCACCTCAGTCTCGGCAGACTTGCCCTTCTTGCCGAGCAGGTAAGAGCCGTCGCCACCGATGTCGTCAATGGTCGGGCGGGGCACGGTCTGCTTGACGGGGTTCGGGTCGAACTTCTTGCGGACGGGAGTCTTCTGCTCCGTTCCCATCCCCTTGGTCTTGCCCTTGCCGATGGCCGCGAGGTGGTCGTCCCACTGCTGGCGGGACTCGATCAACTCCTCGACCTTCGCCGCCTCGTCGGGGTCAGTGATGCGACCCGCCCGGTAGTCCTCGATCAGCTGGTCGGCCGTCTTGCCGCCCACGTTGCTGCGGTACTCAGGGCCGGTCGGCGCAGGGGTCTTCATCGACGGCTGCGGATCGGCGGAGGGATCGACAGCTGGGCCATCGGCCTGCTGCCAATCGTGCCGCCAGTGCTCGCCGAGAGGAGCCTGCTTCACCGGGTCGGGCTGGACGGGCGGGTTCGATGCAGTGTCGCCCGTAGCCCGCGTGGCCTTGTTGGCCTTGGTGGCTACACCGCGGGGCATCACACCCATCTCCTTGCCGACCGAGGCGAGGATGGCGGAGGCGGTGCCGAACTTCGCGTCGATGTCCGCCCGCGGCGTCGTCCGCTCGGTGTTCATCAGGCCGCGGGTGTTGATGACCTCGGCGATCTCGTAAGCCTTAGTGAAAGCCTCGTCATCTGGGAGCTTCGAGAGTGCTGCCCGAATCTGCATGGCCTGCCGGGCACCGAATGCGTTCTCAAGGCCGTCGATGCCGTCGCCGATCCGCGAGGTGGCCGACGCCGACTGCCGACCAAAGGCCGACTGCGGGAGTGCAGTGAGCGGGATGCCGCCCTCGATGGCCTCCTCTTCGGACACTGACCGGCCGCGCTGTGCAGCCGGGTCGGTGCCAGCTGCTCTGCGGGCAGTCTCGTGCTGGAGCCGCTCGCTAGAGGTCATGGACTTGTTGACGGCACTCTCTTGCCCCTTGGGGCTGCCGGGCTCGTGGCCTTTCTTCATCTCGCCATCGAAGTGCGTGAGGCTGAACAGGTCGCCGCCACCGCGGTGCTTCATCGCGAACTCGCGCAGCTGCTCGTTATTCATGCCGAGCACTTCATCGAGCTTGTAGGGCTTGCCGTCCGCCTTCGTCGGCTTGGCCTGCTTGAGGAAGTTCTTCACGTCGGCGACGAACTGGTCGCGAGACATGGACAGCTGCTTGTCGCTGATGCCCTTCTGCTGCATCAGCGTCTGCGGTTCCTCGATGGGATTGCCATCCTCGTCGCGGAGCACCTTGCCATCCGGCCCCTTCTTGGAGCGGGTCGGCTTCGGCATGTTGTCGAACCGGCTGCGGGCGTCACCGCGGGACTTCACGAAGAACTCTTGCTCACCGATCTTGAGGGTCTTCGCGGTCTTCCGCTCGGGCGACTTCGCGACCTTCGGGTCATCGGGCAGTTCGTCCTCGCCGAGCCCGACGATGTCGTCCTGCCGCTTCGCCTCTTCCACGAGCGGGGGAACGACCTCGTTCTCGACATACTCTTCCCGCATCTGGCCGCGCTTGTTGTCGGCCACATTGCGGCGCACTTCGCGAGGGCCACTGCGAGAAAGGTTCTTCCGCTCCGCAGCCTTCTCCACCTTCTCCACGCCGTCGAGGATGCGGTCTTCGGTGGTCGATCCCTCGCCTGCCATCGACTCCACGTCTGGCCCCTCGTAGCCCGAGTCCAGCTTCGCGGCCTTCGTCTGCCCGGCAATCGCCTCATCGAAGTCGTCGGCCCACGCCTTGTTGCGTGCCGAGAGCGTGGCCCGAATGGCCTTCTGCTTCTTCGTGTCGCCGTCGATGATCTCGGTCAGCTGCTTGATGCCGTCCTCAGACGAGAGCATCTCGCGGATCGCCTCGGCTGAAACCTCGCCACCGGCCGCACCGCCGCCCTTGGCCTTCTTGCCCTTCTTGGCAGACTTCGAGGAATCCCCAATGTCGCCGAGGTTCGAGAGGTGCTTGGTGAAGACCTTGTTCCAGATTTCCTGACCCATGAGTTAGCCCTTCTTCTGGAACGGGAAAGTGTTCTTCTTCTTCTTGGCCGGATTCTTCGGCTTGCCGAACGAAGGCTTCTTGTCGGCGATCTCCTCGTCCTCTTCGTCTTCGCCCTCGTCTTCGTCCTTGTCGGCCAGCTTGCGGATGTCCGAGGGGAGGTCGTCCTTCTTGACCTTCGGAGCCTTCGAGTCGCCCTTCTCGGCGTGCAGGTCGGCGAGGTCGTTCTGTTCCTTGTCGGCCTCGGTGGCCTCGACTTCCTTCCGCTCGGCGTCATCGAGGCGGGAGAGTGCGGCCTTGAGCATCCGCTCAAGGGTGGAACGCTTCAGGTCGCTGACATCGACGGGCTCTTTCATCTGTGTCTCCTAGACAACGGCGTTGAGAAGTTGCAGCTGGCCCGCCTGATTGGCGGCGTTGATTCGAGCGGCGGCTTGCTGCTGCGCCAGAGCCACAGACCAATCGCTCTGGCTCATGGCGTGCTGCACCATGGCGAGCTTCTGGCCTTCGATCTCGCGGCCGTACTCGTAGTCCTGCTGCATCTGGTTGTTGGCAACGTCGGCCTGCATCTGCGTCTGGGCGGCGGCGTTGCGGGAATCGCCAATCGCCTTCATGCCCGCCAGACCGGCGGCGTAGGCGGAGCCCGCACCACGCGAGAACCCGGCCTTGTCCAGCCCCTTGATGTTGCCGCGGAAGTCGCCCATCGCTTCGCCCTGAGCGAGCGTGGCGTTAATGCTCGCCGAGGGGTCGATCTTCGGCGGTGCCTTGTAGGTGGTCTGGGCGGCGTACTTCCCGCCCAGATTGGGGTCGGAGGCGATAGCCATTACGGGTTACCTCGCGCGATGTTGGCGGCACGACGCAGAGCAGCTGCCCGTGCACCGAACGAGTAGCCAATGTTGGAGGCCGAGATGTCGGCGTTGAGAGCCGCCTGATTGCGGGCACGCTCGTTGAAGTCCGAGTAGATGTTCGCGAGGTTCTGCACGCCGCTTTGAGATGCCTCGCTTCGCAGCTTCTGAGCGGCCATCATGGTCTGGGCGTTGCTGCCCTGAACGGCCGTGGACATCTGGCCCCAATCGTTCAGCTGCTGCTGGCGACCAAACTGACGAGCGGCCATCTGCCCGGTGCGCGTGCCCATGGCCGAACGCACCGGGGCCGTCAGCAGCCCCTTGAGTACTCCGGGGTTCGTCGGCTGCGTGACGTTGATGCCGGTTTGGTAGGTCAGCTGAGATGCCATCGGCCTGTGCTCCTATCGGGTTTATGGCCCGGCATGGAGCAAACAGGGCAAAATCAGCTGGCCGCAGCCAGCTTCTTTTCGGCCGCGGAAATAGCCATGGAAATCAGCTTCTTTCCGAGCATGTGGCTGTAGGGTAGGTGGCGGGCCTTGGCCTGCTCCTCCAGCCAGCCCGAGATGGTGTCGATGTTCTCGCGGCACCACGGGCACCCACGCTCGTCCATCTCTCTGGCCCGCTTGTTACACGGGCAGCTGTCGGTCGCCCTGATCCCAATCCGCCCGAGCAGCTTCTTGAGTTCGGTTCCGGCTAGGCACCGTGCGGGCTGCGCCTTGGGTGTCTTGGGGTAGGCCGGGTGCTCGGGGTCTACGGTGATTCGGCTGCCGTCCTGCGAGACAATGCAGGGCCGCACCTCATCTAGGGTGTAGCCGCGTTCACGGCAGCGGGCCTCAAGGTGTTGGAGTTCGCAGGTGATCATGGGAGTGGGTTAATTTCGTCGCGTTGAGTGGCTCCATTACATAGACAGGCAGCACTGAACGAAGTCGCGGAAATCGCCTCACAGTCGCTACACCCATTGGGGGCAGGGGTGTCTTTGTAGCAGTCGCCGCCGCAGTCGCATGGCCCTCCCTGCGGGTCGGGCTGGGGGCCACCCCGCGTGTAGCCATCTGGGCACGGCAGGCATTTGGTGCATTGGGTATAAACCTGCCCCCACCAATCTGCGACAGTGTTTTTATAAGCCCCATCGGGGCACTCAAAATCGCCGGGCTCTCCCCAATAACTCGCACCCACCGGCAAGACAGTCTCGCATGGATTGCCATAAAGCTGTCGGCAAAAGAAACTTGCGCTGTCTGCGCTGACGCACTTACCGTTGCAGCACACGCAGCCCGAGGGGCAGGAGCCATACCAATCGCAGAAGCCGCCTTCACACGGCGGCGGCGGTGGTGGCGGCGGGTCTTTGCATGTGCTGAGAGTCCACGTCCCTTCGATGCCGCCGCCGTAGCCGTTGTCTTTACCACCGAATTTGACCGACTCGCCCGGCTGAAGCTCCTTTTCAAAAGACCATGCATGATAGCCGTTCGAGCTATTGGTGGAGCCGCACGGCGCTCCGTAATACTCCCACGGGAATGCGAACTGACCTTCCTGATACACAGTGCCATCGATCAGAACATCGTCGTCCACATTTCCCGAAGCCTTCAGGTAGGCCACTTTGCCAAAGTTATTGGTGACCGTCTCTATATCCGAGACGCTCTCGCAGCCGCCGTAGCTGCGAGTGAAGCTGCCAGACTCCGTTTCGCAGCACGGCTTGCCTTGGCACTTGCCGTTGCAGCAATAGCATCCCGGCGGGCAGGGGTTGCTATCGTCGCATGACCCGCTGCACGGCGGCGTATCACAGCACTTGCAGTTAGAGGGGTCGTCGGTCGTGACTAGCTTGCCGCCCTCGACAACGAGCTTGTCGCCCTTGAGCAGAAAGGACATCAGGGAGTGCCTCCGCCGGAAGCGGGCTCGCACTCTACGGTGTCTTCGAGCTTCTCCTCGATGGCCTTCACTCGCGGCTCAAGGTCATTGCACTTCAGATCGACTGTGTCCTTGCCGCCTTCGCCGCCGCCCGACCACGCACGAATGGTCTTCTTGTTGAGGTAGAGCTTGCACTCGCTGCCACCGCCGCCGCTGGACACGACAACGTCCATGCTCGTCACCTGAGCCAGCAGCCGCTCGATGGCCTCGACGCTGGCGGCAAGCTCCTGAATGAACGCCTCGACGGTGGCGACTCGGGATTCGAGCCCGGTCACCCGTCCCTCAAGGCCGTCTACTCGCGACTCAAGTCTCGACAGCCGTTCGCAGACTTCCGATAGCTCGCACGGCGGTGGCGGCTCATAGCATTCCCCCAGCGGGTTCGTCGGGTCGCAGGGGATCGGCTTTAGCGCGCGGCGTTCGCCCTCAGATGTCCTGAAGTCAAAGCGGTCATAGGAGTACTTCCGCTGCTCCGCGGTCTGGAGCCGAACGGTCTGCGGAACGTAAGAAATCTTGAACGGCCCGCGGTGTTCGAGCGGCTGGGCGCAGTTGCCAATGGCGTACATGACGGCGTTCGCCGCCAGCGGCGTCAGGCCACCAGTGACAAGCGCCTGCTCTACGGCACCGCCCTGCTTGGTGAAAGCCATCAGCCACCCCCGTTGGGATTGGGCACCCCGTAGACATCCAGCTGGTGGATCGTCGCCTTGCCAGACGAGGTGCGTGCCACCGCAAGCTCGACCGCGACGTGGCGGTCATTGCCGCGGATGTCGTCCATCGTGTGGCCCGTGAAGATGGCTCGGCACACGCCGGAAGAGATGTCGGGAGGAAGCAGGCCCGCATCCATGTCGATGCTGACGGTCGGCTCGTGGTCGTTGTAGACGGCCCCATCTCCGCGATCACGTTGCACGACATTGCCACGCGGGAAGGCCGCGTTGTTGTAGTACATCAAGAGCTTGAGCGGCGTTGGCCCCTGCGTCGGCGTGAAGAGCACCGACACGCTCCGGTTCTGATCAACCTTGCCGCCGGGAGCCAGCGAGTCGCTCGGGTACTCCATGTTCCCCGACTTGTACCAGCAGGGGATGGGCACCGGGCCGGTGAAAGTCTCGCAGGTGGCCGTGGCCGTGCGTCCCTCGGGCGGCGGGTCAATGGTTATGGTGGGGTTCTCGTAGCCATATCCGCCGCAGCGGATGTAGATGCCAAGGAGGCTGCCGTCGCCTCGCACTGCCGTCACGATCTCCGCACCGGCACCGCCAGTGACTCTGACCTTCGGCGGCATCGTGTATCCCGTGCCCGCGTCGGCCAGCGTCACCTTGTGAATCGTCTTGTATGCGGAGTCGGCATTGCCGTATGCGACCCCATACATCGTGCCGTCTGCTCCGCCGAAGAAGCAGCGGTAATAGCCGGTAGCGTCGTTGAGGTTGCAGCCGCCGACGAGCGGGTTGGGGTAACGCTCCTCCCACCAGCCGTTAGCGATGAACGAGTATACGAACTGCCTTGTGGGGTACGGCCCCGGCTCGTCGCCGACGAGACGCACGCTCACGCGGAGTACGTTCAGGTTCTTGTCCGCGACGACGCTGAACCACCGCGGGTCGGTGAAGTCGATCTTGGACATGAACAGATCGGCGATGGGTTCGCTGATGGACTTGACCTGCCCGCCCTGATCCATGGCGTACACGCCGTCTGAGTCCATGGCGTAGATGACGCCTTCGTACTCGTCCCAGCACCGCTGGTTGACGCAGCCCCGGAATGCGGCCAGCTGGAGGTTGGCGTCGATGAGCGGCTGGGCCACATAGGAGAGGCGGTAGGCGTGGTGCGTCTGCATGACGCCGAGCGAGCCGCCGTATGGGATCAGTGCCGTGATGTGGTCGTGCCCCTTGACGTTCGTCTGGAGCACGAGGTCGTTCACCTCGGGGATGCTCTCGGGCTCGTCCACCTCTGAGTAGTAGAGGGTGTTGGGCTGCTTGCCGCTCGTATCCCCCGCCACCCAGAGGCGGTCTTGGAACATGCAGGCGACGGCCTTGTCCGACGGCGGCACTCCGAAGCGACCGGCGTTAAGCTCGCCGTTCGGCAGCAGGATCGGCATCGAGAGGTAGCCCTCTCGGTTCGGGTTCTGGAGTTCCGCGTCGGTGAAGTCGTCCTTGGTGATCGCCGAGTCGGGCAGGCGATACAGCTGGTACGCCTGATCCCCAGTACTCCGCCAAAGCTCCAGCTTCAGGGTGCGGCCCGGCACGACCGGCGGCGGATCGACCACCCATGTGATCGAACCGGCACCATCCCCGCAGTCCACTTCGGCAATGGGCGAGATGGACGAGCAGATGGGGCCACCGCGTTCGGGCGGCGTGTCGTCAACGTAGCGGTAGCAGCACTGATAGAGGCCGCGGAGGTGGGCCCGTGCGATTGGGATCACGGCAGCGCCGCCGCTGTCCAGTGCAAGCTCGGGGGGCTCCGAGTACGCACCACCTTGAACCACCTCCACGCTCGTGATCGCTCCGCCGCTGGTGATAGCCCGCAGAGACGCACCGCTGCCGTAGTTCTGAGCGACAGCGATCCGCGGCGATCCGGTGTACCCCGATCCCCCGCTCACCACATTCACGCGGCTGATCGGTCGGTCGGTCGTCGCCTCGCCAGCGTCCACTCGAAACTCCAGCACCAGCGGCTGGGTGCCCGGCGATCCGCAGGACGTGTACACCGGCTTGCCGTCGGCGACGGTGGGCCGACCGGCACCGGGCACCTCGATGACCACTGGCGTGGGGGAGTAGCCTTCGCCCGGCCGCACGATCTTGATGCCAGCGTTACTGAGCGAGATGGGATACGTTAGCGAGTCGATCACCACGGTGGTGGCGAAGGTGATCTCCGCCAAGGCCGGGGTGGTGAAGGTCGTCGGTGTGCTTCCGAAGCTCTGGCGAATCTCGACCGAGTAGGTGAGTGCACTCCCGACCTTGCGGACAAACTTCCACACGTTCCCGCGGCTGTCGGTCACCGACCAATTAGGGAGCGGCGAGAGGCCGTTTACGGGCAAGCCGTCATAGTTCACCGGCAGGAGGCACGGCGAGTAATCGGCGTTGCGAACGAGCGACCCAGCCGAGATGCCAGTGTTCGCCGTCGAGGCGTCACCGAGAACAGCTTCGAGCACCGCACCAGTTCCAGACGTTCCGCCGAGCGAGGAGGTGGGCGGTGCCTTGTACCCACGACCGCCGTCGATCACCGTTACCGAGCCGATGCCGTCGCCCTCAAGGAAGCACCTTGCGACAGCTGGCCGCTCGCAATCCCCCGGAAACGTGATCGTGGGCGGGAGCGTGTACTGAGTGCCGCGGTTGCCAACGTCCGCACGGGCAACGTAGTACAGCGGCGTCGTCCCGATGGCGATCTTGGGCTCGTTCTCCGGGGCGTCGATGCCGCTCGGTGATACGGTGCCGTTGGTCAGATCGATGCGGAGCGGTCGCTGCCCGTTCCCTTGGTACAGATAGGCAAACTGGTGCCTACCGACCACGACGGTCGCGGGGTTGTTCGCGGCGAGCCTGTGGATTCCCATTTGCTCCTCACATCAGCGCGCCGTTGACGATGTCGATATTCCCTTCCGAGTCGATTACGAGTACTCGGTCGGGGCTCCCCATGCCGCCCGAGATGGGGAACGCTTGCTCGATCACGCCGCTGACAGCTGCCCGGCCAGAGCGGAAGTTAATCGGCACCATGCCGTCTCGGCTCGATATTTGGCCGGGGGCCGAGAGGATGAAGTTGATCTGCCTCTGCGCAGCACCGGGCGGAATGGAGTACGGAGAAGCCTGCGTGAGCAGGCCGCTCCACTTGTTGATTCGCAGCATCTATCACGTCCCTTGGTCGGGGCCGAGCGGAGAGTAGACGCCTGCGTACCTTGCACCATCCGAGTCGGGCACCCGGTCATACGGCGCACGACGGCCCGAGATGGGGGCCACAACGTCCTGCTCCATGGCGAGCTTGAGGTCGCGGGTGTACAGCCCGACAGCACCCTCGATGCCCTTGCCCTGCATGCGGGCCATCCACATCTCCGCACCCGTGAGCACGGCCGTGAACATGTTGGGCGACACGTCGAGGTGATCCGAGATCACATAGCGACAGTCCTCGTAGCTGCCGGTGAGCGGAAGCTCCAGCGTCAGGGAGTCCAAGTCGCCGCGGGCCATGATCTTGGCCTGCTCGGCGTAGGGGTACATGCCCGACAGCGGCTCCGGGTAGTTGCCCGGCGTGCCGATGCGGAAGATGGCCCCCGCACACTTGGTCGGGAAGTTGGTGTTCTTCCCTGTCACCACGTCGCCCGCGACGGTGGCGTAGCCGGTGCGGCACTGCGTCTCGTAGCCCATCAGCGTGAGCGGCTTCGGTCGGCGGCGGTAGGTGTAGCGGAACATCGTCCCGGCCTTGACCTGCCCTGCGATGCGAATCTCCCAGCGGTCGAACGTCTTCGGGTCGCTGGACTTCATCACCGTCCAGTACACGGGCTCGCCGAGGGTGAGGTTGCTCTTCTCCAGCCGAACCCACTCAGCTGGCGAGATGTAGCTGGTGATGGTCGTGTTGTCGGGCGAGATCAGCGCATCGACGTTCGAGCAGTCCTCGGGCAGGAGGTAGGTGTTCTTGCCCTGTGCGGTGGTGATCGAGTTCTCGGTCACATACCACAGCCAATCCTTGGCGTTGCTCACGTCGCGGTAGGCGTGGTGGACAGCTGCCCGAATGATGCGGTGCTCCTGATCCTGAGCGCCGCCACCAGCCGATTGCAGCAGATAGTCGATGGCGTCATGGGCGGTGTAGTACACGTCAGGCTCCTTACATTGTCAGGGGTTTAATATAATTGTACTGAACGGCTGTGCGCGTGCGTAGGTTGTCTATGAAACCCTTCCCTCAAGCGATACGCCGCTGACCTTGAGCCGGTCGCCGTTCTGGGACACCACTACGAAGTCCGTGCCGTCTGAAGCAATTCCTCGCCACGAACCGGACGGGATGGGCGTGTCTCTCCAATTCACGCCGTCGCGGCTCGCCATGCAAATGCCGTCACCCACCGCGACCATCACGCGGCCATTCCAGCCCAGTTCGTAGTACGGGCCTTGCGTGGCAGAGATCGGCAGGGAGGCCCGCAGCGTCCAAGTGGCACCAGTAGCGGAACTCCAAATGTTTCTGCCTCGCGGCGGCAGTTGGTAACTGGTATCGGAGACAAGGGCATAAAAGTCTGCGAGGGCGGCAATGCAGTGCAGTGGCTCTCTTGGTGTGCCAGCACTAACTAAACCAAAGCCATAGGCCGGATTGTTTACGGTTGCCCACGTTGCCATGTTGTTGTTGGAGGTGTAGACGGAATTGCCGCCCATTGCCAGCCAATACGGCCCCGCAGTTGGCACCACTGCACCCGCGTTCAGTCTTGCGACACTTGCTGGCAACAAATCCTGTTGCATATTCGCCGCAAGCCCCGTCGTGCCTCGCTCGGAGCAGGCTTGGTTCGGGCTTGGTGGGGCCCGCTGCCCCAGCACAAGGAACGATCCTGCGCCACCAATCGCCTTCAAGAGAAAAATGCCGCTGCGATAGCCGGTCGGATCAATAGCCCAAGTCTTGCCGTTATCAAGCGAGCGGGCATACACCGCAGCGTACTGGCCGTTGACGATCTCCTGCCCAACCGCAAGCCATATCGAGCCGTTGAAGGCAACCGCCGTATAGCAAGTAGAGGTTCCCCGAAACGGGAGCCTTGCGTCCGTCCAGTTTTCGCCGTCCGTAGACCAACAGCATCCAGCGGCTGTCACCGCCCCGCCCACGTTCGGGTAATTTGCCAGCGGGAAATCCTTTTGATGCCCCACCGCGACATACACGCCGTTGGCATAGCGGACGGTTGTATAGCCCGTGTCATTGGAGGTGCTACGGAATTGCTGCGGGTATGGATCGAGCCATGTTCGGATGCTCATGCGTCACCGGCTGGGGGGCGGTTGTGTCCCATGGCCGTTTGGTATTCACCCTCCCGCTGCCGCATCTCCCTTTCGCAGTTGGCAAGTGCCGCCCGCATGGCCTCCCATCTGGCAGCATTCTCTGCGGCATAGATAGCCTGTTGGGTTTCGTAGGCGTCGGCAGAAGCCTTGATCGCAGCCAAGTCCCGCTGTTGTTGCTGGTAGTCCTCTTGGGTCATCTCGCTTGGCGGGCGAGACTCTGAGGTGACCGTCAGTACCGGCGTGAGTTCTTCTTCGGTCATGGCTATGCTCCTACCAATTCGCCAAATGCCCACCAAGTCGAAGCGTCCACAGCAAGCAGACGGGCAGAGGTCATCGGGCCACGAAGCCGGATTCGGGCACCAGCACCACCACCGAGAGTGCCGTCACCGGAGCCGCCCACCGTGCTGTTGAAAAACAGGGCCACGCCCGCTGGGGCTTGGATGTAGAAATACTTGGCGGTAGTCGGCACGTTGCTTACCAACTCCACTACCATGCCGGGCTTGACGGCTGCCGTGCCAGCGGCTGGAAGGGTAAGCGTCAGGTCGAGGTTCACGGCAGGGGCGGCGACCAGCACCTTTCCGGCGTCGGTGGCGTCGATGGTGCCGCTGACGGTTTCGGTAACGATTACCAGCGGGCCCCATGCAATCGAGTTGATCGAGCCCTGAGCAAAGGTGTTAGAGGCACCCTGAAAAGTGACGTTGCCGGTGACCGTGCCGCCGGTAAGGGGAAGTGACGCTGGGGCATACAAGCCACCGTCAGTCCCAAAGATGATTGCGTTGGCGGCATCATCGGACGTTCCCATGACCACTTGCGGCGGGAACGCAGAGCCATCATCGAGGCCGGATCGCGGCGCGACCGTGTAAGAATCTTTCGTGTATTCAGACATGATGCCGTCCTAGTTCGGGAAGTGCGACCAGAGGTTAGGGCCAACCTTGATGATTCTGGTCAAGGTGTGTGCGCCCGTAATGCGGGAGCGAGCCCCAAGACCACCCCGCTTTACGGCAGGCGGCTCTCGGTACGTTCGGCCCTGATTGGGGCCAACGATGGTCGCGGGTGCCGTGCCGGTAGTAACGTCATTGAAGAACAGGCTCACGCCCGCCCCAGACTGCACGAAGGTGATTCGCGGCGTGTTGTCGAGAATCTTGATCTCGGTGCCGATGGGGAAGTCCACCTGAGAATCGGGCGGGATCGTGTAGACGGTATCGCTGGCGGTATTGCTGTTGATGACAATGCCGCCTGCATCGTCAGCCACAAACGTATAGGCGGCTGCATTGAGCCCCCTGACGGGCCGTATCTGCGTCGGGATTGCGGGCTCTGTTGGCATGATTTAGTTCGGGAAGTGATACCAAGTGTTTGCGGCCACCTTGACAACCTGAGTCAAGGACAAGCGGCCAAGCGGGCGAGTCGCAAAGGTGGGGCCGCTTCCACCCTGCCTAGTGCTGTTGTCGGGGAAAGACCCAGATGACGATGCCTGCCAAAACAAGGAAGCCCCCGCGTTGGGGCGTATGTACGTCAGCCTCGTCGTGTCGGCCATGATGCGGATGATGGCTCCCACGGGGATGGCAGCCTCGGCGTCGGTCGGCAGATTGATAAAGGCATCGGCTGCGGTGTGAACATTCCAAAGGATGGTGCCCGCGTCAGCCGCCACCACCGTGTAGGCCGCGACGTTGATCTGCTTGGGGGTCGCAAAGGCAACGGCGTTGTTATTGATCGAGCGGGCAGGGAATGTATTGGTCGTGCCTTGGAACGTGGCGTTCTGCGTAAACGTCCAAGACGAGTATGCAGTTGCAGGCCCATCCTTTGAGACCAAGAGCCTATTGGCGTTGTTCGTGTAAAGGTAAAGGTCTTTCGTGCTGGCTGTGCCTATGTTGAAAGTCCCGCCGGTGCCGTCGCTGTATGCGTAGTGCCCGCCGCCGGGATAGGCAATTAGTTGCACTGAGCCGGAAGAAACGTGATAAGCCCGAACACACGCAAAACTTCCTGCATTCGTCGTGTCGGCACACGTAGAACCCACAAACGACACTGAGTTGTCTGAATAATGCTCCAGTGCGTCCGAACGCCACCACCCAATCAGGTCGCCGGTTCCCCACTTGCCCCGCCATACGCTAAGGCCAGCGGGCTCGGCAGAGATATGCCCCCCGTTCGTGTCATTGGAGTCTATCGACAAGCCGTGAACGCTTGCGATGCCTTCAACGTCAAGTCGGTGCTGCGGGCTCGCAGTCCCGATGCCGACGTTGCCCCCGTTTGTCAGGGTCATCAGCGGCGAACCGCCCGCACCGCTGATTACAGCATCCGGTGTCGCTGACGCACTGGCTGCACCGAAATAGACTGCGCCACCCGCAGGGGCGTACTTCACGCCAATCCCATACTGCTCGTTGTTGGCCGAGAACACACTTCTGGCTGGGCCTGCCGTGATCGAAGTCGTTGTCAGGCCACCCGTCATCGTGTCGCCAGTGATGTTCACATAGCGGGCATCGGCATCGGCCTGCGAGATTCCGCCAGCGGACGAGGAGATAGTCCCGTCAGCCGCAATGGTGATGTTCGTGCCCTGCTTCACGCCACCCACAACGGTCGCCGTGGCTATCGGCAACTGGTGAACGTGATCGGCACGGGCATAGGCGAGCGAAGTGCCAACGGCTGCGGTAGCCGCTGGGTTCAGCGGGGCCGTCGTTGCGGCTGCGGGGGGCGTGACGGTTGGCGTGTAGAGCTTCCCGTCGGTGCCGAGCCGAGAGGCATTGCCCGCATCGGCCGAGACGACGGTCGGCCCCGCCGGGCCTTGCGGCCCGGCGAGGTCAACCCATGCTGTACCGTTCCAAATCTTCGTCGCGGGCATTCAGCACCTCTCGGGGTCAGACTTGGAACCAGATGGCACCGGCACGCTGCGCAGTCGGCTCGGTCGCCTGCGTGTAGACCTCGTAGTTGAGGCCGTCCGCACCGTCGGCACCCGGCGCACCCGTGTCACCCTTGGCACCGGGCGCACCGTCTGCACCGTCTGCACCATCGGCACCATCGGCACCGTCCTTGCCGTCCTTGCCAGCGGGGCCAGCTGGGCCCTGAATCCGACCGACGTTCTCGTAGGACGTGCCGTTCCACACGATGCCGTCGCCAGCGACAGCTGGGCCTTCGGCGCTTGCGGGCACTCCCGGCGGAATCGGATCAGCCACGATCCACATCTCACCAGCTTCGGGAGTCGCGGTCGGCGGGTAGGCGGTCAGCGGGCCGACGATGGATACGCCCGCGCCGTCCTTGCCGTCCTTGCCGTCGGCACCGGCATCGCCCTTGTCGCCCTTCGCACCCGGAGCACCGTCGGCCCCGTCGGCCCCCGGCAAGCCCGGCGCACCGTCCTGACCGTCCGCGCCGTCTGCGCCCGCCACGCCGGGAGCGCCGTCGGCTCCAGCTGGGCCGCGGAGCGAAATCCACTGTGATCCTGTCCAGATCAATGCGTCGGCCATGTCACGATCCTTTCACGTCATCTAGGGAAGGGTAGGTCTTCAGAGAGTCGAGGCTCGGGTATGTCTTCGTGTCGAAGGTCGGATACGCCACCATCGCGTCAACGGAGACATATGTCCGAGCGGCGGTTTCGTTAATCCAGTGATCGCCCACGTTCGGCGTCGTCGGCTGCGTTGCCTGCACGAACACGTTGATCGACCTGCCGTCGGCACCAGCTGGGCCAGCGGGGCCGGGCGTACCGCCACCAGTTGCAATTGGTAACCATTCTGTGCCTGACCAGTAGAAGAGTGCTGCCATGATGTTAGTAAGCCGCCTTCCAGCGAATGCCTGAGAATGTCGCCTCGCTTGAGCGTGCGCCGGGACTAACTTTGATGTCACGATTATTCTGGTGAATCGTGCAGAATCCGTAGGTGACAGCCGTGCCAACAAGCCGCATGGCAAGGGGGTACTTCGATTCCAGTTCTGCAAGCGGGAACTGAGGCGGCAGTCGCAGCGGCACCCACTCGCCAATGCCAGCACCGAACGCCAGAGTGCCCTTGAGTTCGATGAAGCCACCGATCATCCTCGCCTGAATCTCGGTAGATACAGACTCTCGCGTCCCATCCATGCGCACCATCCATGTCCAATCAATGTCGGGCGGCGGCATTTTCGTACCACCCACGAGCATCAGCTTCACGGCGTCGAGAATAGAGGTCTTGAATCCAGCCAGTGCGGGATCGTCAATCGAATTGGCACCAAGCGGACTGATCGCCGCCAGCTTGTCATCGACTTGCTTGCGGGAATACAACATCAACGCCATCTGGTTGTCGAAGTCAACCTTGCTGAACGCTTGGTCGATCCGCATGAAGCGGTCGTCGGTCTGCTTCTGCGTGTAAACGTCAGCCCGGTAAGCGAACTGGTCAATATCCACAAGCGTGAGGAACTTGCCGTCGCACTCAGTCTTCGTGTAGGTCTTTGTCTTCTCCGCATACGTTGCAGCGACAATCTGCTGCGTGGCTTCAAGTGCGGTTGTGGTGGCATACTTGGAGTCTGCCTCGCCCTTCGTGTAGGCATCAGTGGCCGTGGCACTGGTATTGCCAGAGGGAAAGACGTTGGGAAAGAGCGATGGTCTTGTCATTAGTAAGCTGCCTTGACCTTGATGCCGGTAAGGAAAATTTCGTTGGCTCTGGATGCTGTGTCGAAGCCTAAGTTGGCACTGAGTGAACTGAAGGTGACATAGGCCGCAACTGCCACACTGCCGGAAGTGACCTTCGCGGCGGCGGGTACACTTGCATTGAGTTCGGCAAGAGGGAAACCCGCAGGAAGTCGGCAAAACGACTGATCGCCCGTCGTGCCGCTTGGGTACGAGAGTGTGCCTCGCAACTCAATGACACCACCGATCATGCGGGCCTGTGCGGTTGGGTGATCTCCGCTGCCGAAATTACGGCAAGCCGTCCAGCCAATGTCCGCAGGGGGCTGTTTCGTTCCACCGGCAAGCATCAGGGCCACGGCATCCAAGATGGACTTCTTGAGTGCGGCGTTGGATGCGTCGTTGATGTTTGATGTCGCCGCCGACTTGGACTCAAGGCTCTTGATTCGGGTGTCGAGGGCGGCAGTGGTTGTCGTGGTTGCCCTTGTGGACTCAAGGGTATTGATGCGGGCGTCGAGTGCAGCGACCGTGACAGTTGTAGAGAACTGGCTGGTGTCGATGCACGGGAGCAGGGCATCGAGGTCGGACTTGTAGACGAGGTATTCGTTCGTCAGCCCCATGTTGAGGACAAGACGCTCACCGTATCCCTCTCCAATGTCTGTGTAGGCCAGAGCGACGGGAGGTTGAGCCGAGTCACCAAACCCAACCGCTTGGGCCACAATGGTCTTGGCGAGAAGGTTCTGGGTGTTGTCCGACTTGGCAGCATACCTGTCATCAGATTCGGGGCGGGTGTAGATGCTGTCGAACAGAGTCTGCATCTGGTTCTGAATCAGCGTGACTACCGGCTTCTCGACATAGCCCGACAGGTCTTCCTTCTTGGCGTACTCAGTCAGATCGACGGGGCCGACCTGCGAGATGATCGCGTCGATCTGCTCCTGCGACAGGTCGCCGGTCACGATGCCAGCGATGGCGTCGTCCACCTCGACCTTGGTGTACGTTTCCGCCTTCGCGTAGGTGTCTGCCTTCACCTCTGTGATGCTGTTCATCAGCGTGGTGGAGAGAGTGGCGACGGTGGTCTTGTCAGCCTTGGCGTCCACCTTGTCCATCACATCTTGGGTGATGGTGGCGAGTGCCTGAAGTTGGCTGTTCAGCAAGTTCAGGTCACCGATAGCAGAAATCTGATCGGTGATGCTCGTCAGGTTGGAGTCAATCTCTTGCTTGGTGTAGTAGTTGGTCAGATCGACCACACCGCCTTCGCCGCCCTGCAAAGCGAACAGGTCAACCCTCTGGGGGTTGCCGAACGGCTTGTCCAGCTCATCGCTGGACAACTTGAGGTACTGGCCCTCGGGCGTCTGCATGACTGCCAAGGACGGATTCTGGGGAGTTGGCAGTCCCGCCTGACTCTTGACGATTTTGACGTGTGAGTTCAGTTGCCCGGTGATCGCAATGGTGGTCTGGTATTCCTGCCGGGTAATCGCAACAAGGGAGCCAGCATCCCTGAAGTAGTGCAGGCCGTCAGCCAGACCGGCAAAGGCATCTTCCAGCCCCTTGGGTGTGTCGGCACCAGCGTCTGGAACCGGGCCGTCGTGGGCAGTAATGACCGAATCGCTACCGCCGCCCAGAGGAATGGCAACCCACTCCTGCTTGTCCTTGTCGAAATAGTTCAGCGTAGGCATGGCTAACCCTTGGGATTGATCCAGATGCTTGAGGTGGTCAGTGGGGCAAATTCGGAAACCACGAACGGTGGCTCACGGCCGGGGACGACGCCGCCATCGCCACCGGCACCAGCCGGGTCGAACCACAGAAGGTTGCTGTTGGCTGGGGCAGCCGGGCCGACATGAATGCTGCCGCTGTTGGCGAGCACCCATTCCTCTGTGGCTACGTTCTCTTCTGTGATGGCCCGCAGCGGAGTGCCGTCCACCCGGAGCGTGAGCTTGGCCGTGCCGTCTGGGTTCGCCGTGATGTAGAGCGTGTGCGGCCCGTCGAGGTCGATAGCCTTCGGGGCGATGACCTGACCCTTGATGGCAGCCAGCACGTCTACCGAGCCGGGCGTGACCGTGAGTTCGCCGTCTGGGTCGATCCACAGCTGGCCGATCTCAGTGCCCGGCGGCGGTTCAATGGCGGACACGATGTGCGCGTCGTTGCAGCTGGCAGCAACTTCATCCCACGCAGTGCCCGACCAGACGCGAAGCGCCGTCTCGCCGCCCGGTGTAGGGGCGAGCCAGACATCGCCGACTCGCAGGGCCGTCGGCTCGGCTGCTCCATCGAAGACGGTGACGCTCTCGCCGTCCACGCCAGCAGGCCCGTCAGCGCCAGCTGGGCCAGCTGGGCCAGCTGGGCCCTCTACCGTGCCGACGATGTCGAGCAGCTGCTGCACCGTCACTCGCTGCGTGGTGGTGCCGTTGACGACGGGCAGGATGCTCGTCGCCGCGGGCGCTCCAGCTGGCAGTGCGGATATCTTCGTGTCGGCCATTAGGTGTTCTGTTCTTTCCTGAGTGGCTTGCCGTCTTCAGTCAGGAGGATGAATGCGTTCTCTTGGAGAATGCGGTAGGTGATTGGTGCGGGCGGCGGGGCTACCGTCCCCCCCGAGTCCTCGGTATTCGTTAGGGTGACTTGGGAGTGCGGCACGGGTCACCCCGACACGCAGAGGTAGCCTTCGCAGTCGCAGCCGCTGCCGATGATGTAGCTGGAGGCGAACAGTGCCGCCGGAAGCTCGACAGCGTTGCCAGCCGCCACGTCGCTCTCGACGGGGTTGTTCTTTGAGTCGAACAGCGGAGCGGGCGTATCGCCGGGCTTGCCGACGACATTCCACGTCACCTTCCCCGCACCGTCGGTGCAGATGAAGATGCCGCCCGCAGATGCCCCGTAGGGAATGACCTGCGAGGTTGCCGCGTCGGCAGTGATCTTGATCGGGAAGACTCCCGAGTTCCGCTCCATGCGTGCCATCTGGCCTCCCATGTTTGTGTCCTACCGGGTTTATGGCCCGGCAGGCGACAAAGGCGGCAGATCAGAGCGTCCGCTTTAGGGTGTGCTTGGCACGCACGATTTCCTCGGCCTTCTTGCGGGTCAGGCCGGGGTTCTTCTGCATCTCCCCCGCGGCCAGCTGCTTGACCAGCTTGGGGTTGATGTCCACGCGCTTGGGAGGCCCAGCTGGCTCCGGGGGCGTGTAGTTGATGGCCCCCTTGAGTTCGAGCTTCCGCTTCTTGGCGACCCGGAGCACGTCGTGGCTGTCGGAAACCCACGCCTCGGGATCGCCGCCACCCCGCTTGTCGGCCAGCCCGCTGATGTAGGTCTTGCCAGTGGTGCTGATCCCGGCCTTCTTGGCGTCGGAAAGCAGCCGCTTGGCCTGCTTCTCGGGGAGCTTGTCCAGATCGCCCCCGGCGTATTTCCCCTCGAAAAACGTGCGGTCTGTGCCCTTCGTGCCCGGCGGGGTCTGGAGGGCGCACATGACGGCGAACCGCTGCCCGCCCCCGTTCGCCATAGCCCTTCTATATATAGCCTTGGCCTCCGACCCGGCATGCCGCAGTTCCGGCGGGTACTCCTCGACCGTGTGCACCTCCACCTCGGAGGGGGCGGGTTCAGCCTGCTCTAGCTCGAACGGGAGTTCGAGTACTGGGGCGGGCTCCCGCTCCACTCGGCCAAGACCAGCGGCACGGCGTATCGTTTCGATCAGTCCCATCGTCACCCTCCAAGTAATTGAGTGCTCTGCGAAGTGTGTCTGGACAGTCACCCAGCTGCCCGACGGCCGAGTTACACATGCGACAAATTGCTCCCCGCACGGCCCCCGTGTGGTGGTCGTGGTCGCAAACGAGGGGACGCCTCTTGAGGCAGATAGGGCACGCGCCTTTGCAGCGACGAATCATCTCGTCAAACTGCTCCGCGGTTATGCCGTATCGAAACCTAAGATTGCGGCATCGCCTCACTTCCGGCGGTGGCGGGCGGCGGGCCATTCGGTGGCGGTTCCCCCGCCGCGCCAGCAGGCCCAGCTGGAGGAGGCATGGGCGGCGGCGGCGGCGGGGGAACTAGGAAGGGCGTGGCATCGAGGTCGAGCGAGTCGGCCCACGACGAGATGAGTGCGTTGAACGGATCGACAACTCCCATCGGGATCAGACCCTGCAACACAGGGCCGAGCGTCTGGAGGGCCATCTGCATCTGATCGATGCGAGTCAACTTGTTCGGCTTCTTCGCGGAGCCGCTCTCGATCCGGTAGTCGAACTCGCGAGCGATGGAGCCCGCGGGGTCGCCCGACGCAGAAGAGAGGTGCATGCCCCACGCCTCAGCACCGAGAGGGCCGAGCACCGGGGCCACGTCCTTGGGTTGCAGCAGCCAGCGTGCAGCCATGGCTTCCTTGCGTGCGATGGCACTCATCCAATCCTCGACCACTGCGGCCATGTCGTCGGGGCGGATCGACATGTTCTCCTGCTTCACGCTCGCTTCGCTGGCACTGCGCATCTGGGCCCGCGTTTGGCCGTAGGCGAGTTCGGTCAGGCCGACACGCTTGTCGAACATCTCGGTGACGGCAGCGATGATCTCCCACACGTCGCGGTTCACCTGCGGCATGTTGAACACGCTTACGATTTCGTTGACGCTCTTCCCGAGTGCTTCAGAAATCTCCAACACCTTGAACCCCTGCTCGCTGGGTGCAAGCAACTGATCCTTGAGGTCTTGGTCTGCGGCCTTGCTCACGCCCACGATGGTTTCGCAGCTGACGCCGATGCGGGTGGCGAGGAACGAAAGGGCGAAGTTGATGAAGCGGAGTTCGCCGATGCCCGGCTTGATGTGGCTGATAGGCCACAGGCTGTTGGGCTTCGGGTGGAAGGCGAGCATCTCGAACGGCCAGCCGTTCGTGTCTGCCCAGTAGGGGATCGGCCACGAGGTCTTCACTCGCAGCGACTGCGGCAGGCCGTCCTCGTCCAGCTGCTCCTTCAGTGCTTCCGGTGGGACGTTCAAGGGATATTCGACTCCCTCGGCGACGACGATGTAGGCGTAGTCACCGAGCGGATCGAAGATGCCGCGGTCTTCCTTCTTTGAATCCTTGAGCCGGTCGCCGAATCCCGTCTTCGACCAAATCTTGTAAAACGTGCAGAGGTCGTTGGTCTTGCCCGTCCGCTTCTTGAACCCCTGCTGGTAGCGGTCGTCGTGCTGACGAGTCGCTGAGTCATAGCTCTCAAGGTTCGGCTTCAGGTCTTCACGCGACAGGCCGTACATGCGAGCCACCTGCTCGATGGGCAGCACGCAGCGGCGGGCGCACCATGTGATCTCATCGATCACCTGAGCGTCGGGGTCGAGCAGCAGGTTGTCGATGGAGTCCATGAACGAACCGACCACGAGCGTCGGCTCTGCGGGCGGGACGTTCGGCTGCTCAAGCGCCTCAGTCCACAACACCCCGGCACCCTTGATGATCGCCTCGTCAATCGCCTTGCGGGAGTGGGCCTTGAGGTTGTTCTCGACGGGCGTCCAGTTGAGGTACGCCTCCAGCAGCTGCCCCTGCATCTGCTTCTTCTGCTCCGCAAGCTCCACCGCCTGACTCGTCTGGATGAACATGTCCACGGCGGGGTTGGGCATCGGCATCCCCGTCATCGGGTCGATCTGCTGGGCGTCGGGCATGATCCCGAGCATCTGCGGAGCGATGACCGGGAACTTGCGTGGCGTGCAGGTACGGACGGGGTTGCGGTTGTAGAGCACCGCCCCCAGCAGCTTCACGGCCTCGAACACGCGATTGACGACGATTCTGAAGGCAGGGGCCGGGGCTGGCCTGCTCATCAGGCTCTGCCCCTTGTTGCTGTTCTCGAAGAACCAGCGTGCCCCGCCATCGAAGAAATACATGCCTTCGCGGGCGTCTGCGTCGAAGGCAGACTTGGCACGCTTGGCGGATGCAATCTTCTTCAGCCACATGGCGGCAATGGGCCGCAGAGGGGAATCCGGCGGAAGGCTCGACTGCTTGGGCGTAGGGTCAATGCCCTTGTCAGAAAGGTCGCCGATCTCGTCCATCCGAATACTCCTCTATCCCCTTTGTGGGGTCAGTCCTTGTTTTTGCTGCCTTGGCGGGCGAGCAGTGCCACGATCTGCGGCAGCAGCCCACCCATCTTTCGCAGCAGGTCAGTCTCGGGATGGAACGACCAGCAGCCCCACTGACGCCACGAGGCGTTCTCTTGGAGGCCGGGATCATCGGCGTGGCGAACGCTCGTCTTCTCGATCCAGCCGAAGGACTCTGAGAAGGTGAGCACGCAGACGGTCTTCGAGCCGGGGCGTCGGGAAACCCAGCCCAGCTGCGGCTCTTGAAGGTTCAGCGGGTTGTCATACCAGAGAACCTTGTCGCCCAGCGCCACCTCGGGTGGTGTGAAGTCAGACCCACTCTGCGATGCCATTCGCTCCCTCCATTTCCTGTGAAGACATGTCCGACTGAGGGCCGAGGTACACGAAGTTGCTCGGCGGTCGGCCGCGGTTCTTCCGCTCCATGTAGCGAATTATCCACTCAGGGGTCTGTATTTCCTCGTCTTGTTTTTTGCGCGCCACGAACTTCGGCTCCGCAGCGACGAGGTACTCCATGCACTGGCATGCATGCACTTCGCCTTTGGTGTTCGGCTCATCGGAGACGATTGCGATGCCGTTCACGAACTGCGTCTTCTTCCTATACCTCTTGAGTTCCCTCTCCAGATTCGGACAGGAGTCGCGGAGTACTCTTAAACGCGGCGTGCCCGTCGGGCGGATGTGCATGGCAGTTCGCACGGCACTGGTGCGGGATTGGATGTCGTCGCATCCCGCCATGAACCCGGCCCCCGTCGTCAGAGAGCGGACGTTCTGTTTGCGTAGCTCCACCATGTACTGCTCGACCACCTGACGGCCCGATCCGATGTCGCGGAGCCGACCACCACGCATGTCGATGATCCACTGATAGAAGGTCTGCCCCCGCACCTTCTCGGCGAACTTCTCCCCGAAGAGGGTGGCGTTCGCCTGCCGGATGTAAAGCTCGTCATAGATGAGGAGCATCGAATTGTCGGGCGGCACGGCCATGAACAGCACCGCGGTGACGGCGTGGCCGGGATCGATGGCGGCGTAGCGTGTCCACTCCTCCGGTATCGAAGCTCCGTTCGGGAGTTCGTTCCGGTACATCCCGTGCACCGACATGGAGAAGCTGGGGTAGACGAGCACCGAGTCGGTGATGAACTCGCCCTCGGCACGCATCCGCAGCACGTCCTCGCCCTGTGCCGCCCACCGCTGGATCATCTTCTCCTTCTCGGAGTTGTCGATCCAAGCGTTGTCGAGAAAGCGGAGCGTGAACTTCCTGATGGAGGGATTCGGGTCGCCCGACTCTTCGGCCCGGTCGGCACGCTCGGACAGGCCGAGGAGCGACTCCGACTTGGAATGTGGCATAGCCGACCAGCACAGCACACCCTTGCGATCCGCAAGTCGGGCCTGCGCTTCGGGGAGGATTTGGTCGTTCCCAACGTCCTCGTCTAGGTGGATACGGTCGGCAGAATATCCCTGCGCAGGCTCTCCCTCAGCAGAAAAGAACTGAATCCGCCATCCATTGTGCAGTTCGATGTTGTTGCAGTAGTTGGCCGACTTCAGCACCCAGCTGATCGACTTGATCATCCGCGGCGGGATGAGCGGCGGGGCGGGCTTCGCGAGGTGCGAGCGAGCCGAGTCGGTGGATGGGTCATAGGCCCGCCACTGATTGGTCTTCTCGTCCCGAATGATCTTGAAGGCTCCCGCACGCAGGAGGTACGGCACACAGACGAGTCCGATGTGTGTCCAGTTCCTGCCGATGATGACGAGCACGCCGTCCTTCTCGGGATATTTCTTGTACGGGTCTTGGCCCGTGACGGCACGAGCGTCCTCCACGAACGTGCACAAGCTCTTGCCGCTTCGGTTGCCTCCGATGACGAGCACTTCGGAGGCCGTGCAGGCGTGAACCTGATCCTGCAACTTCGAGGGCCGGTAGAGCTTGAGAGCCTCGATCCGCCGCTCGTGAAGCTCGGACTGTAGCTCGCGCAGCCTCTCCTTGGCGTAGTTACTCGTTACCGGGATGTTCGGCAAGGGCTGCAATGTCCACCTCCATGCGGGGCACGCCCGGCAGCTGGCGAGCGGGCATGTACTGCTCCACCGCCTGCTGGAGTCGGGCGTCCAGTTCGGCGTTAAGCTCCTCCTCAGACCAGAACGTAAGCGGCTTCTTCGACCCACCCTGATCGGCGTTGGTCGTCACCAGACGAGTGATCATCTCCATGATCTTCGTCCGCTGCGGGCTGCCGGGCTTCGAGTCGAAGTAGTTCTTCATCAGCAGGTTCGAGAACCCATTGACGCCACCGAAGCAGTGCATCACCTGCTCCAGCAGTTCCGCCGAGTGCGGGATGTCTGTGCCGCCACGCCGGGCAGCCTTCAGCATCTCATCGACCGCAGCGTTCTCCAGCTGCTGCATCTTGCGGGCACGGTGCTCCGCCTTGGCGTCGGCTTTTCTGCGACGAATCTTGACCACGCACGACAGGCACTTCTGCCGCCGCTTCTTGTGGACGGGGAAGTTCAGCGGGGTGTCTTCCCGCTGCTCGCCACAGTCTTCACATGTCTTGTCGGCCATTGCTCCTCCTGAGCAAGAAACCGTACCGGAGAGCGTCCTCCCCGGTACGGCCCCGAGCGACCGGCACGAGCCGGTCTATTAGCGCCTTCTTCCGTATCCGTACTGCTGTTGCTGCTGCGGCAGGTTCTGGGTCAGGCCCGCCAGCGGCGAGCCGCTGTAGCCGCCACCGCCGATCTTGTTCCCGTTCGCATCGTTGATGGTGAACCCGTTGGCACCGCCCCCGGCGGAATCGCCGTTCGTCCACGGGTTGCCGGGGATGCTGTTGATGCCGCGGGCAATCGCCTCGACCCCCTGCCGCTGGGCGTCGGCCGTGTAGCGGTCGGTGTCGTGGCCGTAGAACTTCTCCTCCATGGCGGCGTTCTGGAGGTTTCGCTCGTGCTGCATCTGGCGACCAGCTGCCCAAGCGTTCTCCATGTCCTGCCCCTGAGCCAGCTCTCGGTTGGCATTCGCCGCGGCGTCCCACAGAGGACTGTTGCCAGCGAAGGCGGCGTTCTGCGCACCAGTAAAGCCGCCGCCGAAGCCGCCGCTGCTGCGGGCCGCTTGGTCACGCGAAGCTGCCATCTGGGCCGCGTGGGCCGCGTCAGCTTTGGCGTGGTTCATGCCACGCATCTGCTGCGACTTGGCCCACCAATCCTGCTCAAGGTCTTGATTCACATACCCCATGGTCAGTCTCCCTTTCGTGGTGCACCGAGAAGTCTCTGCGGATCGTAGAAGGTGACCCCCGTGTCGCCGCCCGCGGAGGAGGACTGAGAGGACTCAGAGCGGGCCACGCGGGCAGCTGGGAGCACCTCTTGGTCGGGGAGGTTGTATCCGCCCTTGTACGCAGACAGATACCGTTGCAGCTGGCCGATCCGCTTGCCGGTTGCCAGAGCACTCATCGGGTCGTTCATCAGTGCTTGACTGTGAGCGGCCTGCATGGACTGCAACTCGCTGCCGTACTTGTGGGCGAGGTCGGCCCCCGAATGATCGTAGGCAACAGAGCTAGAGCTATCCGACTTGCTCGAATAGCCCGTCTCGTGCTTGGCTAGGTCTTTCCAAGGATCGATGTTCATTGCGTGTCCTAATAAAAACGGGCGGCGGGGCGACCTCCTGTCATCCCGCCGCCCGCCAGATCAGCATGGAGCCGACTCGTTACTTCGCGACCGCCTTCGCGGCGGCGTCGTTGGCCTTACGCAGACTGACAGCACGAAGCTCCAGCTTGCGAGCCTTGAATCGCCGGTAGGCCGAAGCCTTCTCGACGCGAGCCTCACGCTTGATGGCGTGAACCTGCTTGCCGAGTTCAGCGGCGTTCTTCGCATCCTCAGCCGCGATGGCCGTGGCAGCGAACGAGACGATCAGGGCGGACAGTAGAAACTTCATGTTGTTACCTTACGGGATGGTGGGGGTCGTGGTGTCGGTCGTGGCGTCGGCCGAGTCTTCCTCGACCACGTCCACCACTTCGGGCACTTCGGTGCCGTCCTTGCCCGTCACCATACGCGGTGACGAGGTGCCCTTCACGAGCAGGCTGACGCGAGTGCCGAGGGGCTGCTGCGTCGGGCCGTCGATCACGAGCCAGTAGACTTCGCCGTCGGGGCAGCCAGCGGCGGGGAGGTACTCGTCCACCACGCCGTCGAAGCCCTTGACCACCTGCTTCGTGCCGGGGAGAACCGCCGCGCCGGTCGTGTTGCGGACGGCCACGCAGGTCACGATCTCATTGCTGAGAACGGCACCCGTCTTGGCGTGCACGTCGGTGAACTGCTTCTTGGTGCCGACCTGCGAGGCACCCGTGACGGTCGGATCGGTCTTCTCGATGGGGTGCACCCACAGAGCGCCGAGCACCTGACCGCGACCGAAACCGGGATCGAACGTGTAGGACATCGAACTGTTCCTTGGGGAAGGGGAGTGGTTGGGTTACTTCGCCGCCACGAGCTTGAAAAAATTCCTCGGACTGACGAAGCGGAGGTTGGCGAGGACGTTGGCGTTGTACTCGTAAGCTTGGTTGTGGTGGTTGTAGTACGGCCCCTCGGCGGTGATCAGCTGCGACTCCATGCAGTGGAGGTACATGTTGCCGACGCTGAGGCCGTAGCCGCAGCCCGTGGGCACGGCGTATTCCGTCGAGATTTCGACGCCGTCCTGCTCGAACACGTCGCTGAAGCCGTAGGACTTCAGGCCGTTCGTGCGGGTGACGAGCGTGCGTTCCTTCGAGTCGAGGCGGTTCATGTAGTCGATGTACATGCGCCGATCCACGATCACGAGATCGACGGCCGATTCCTTGGAATCATTTCTTTTCGTTTGGTGAATCGCCTCACGCACCGCCTCGACGCACTGATCCTTCCACGTCGGAGTCGCACCCTTGAAGAAGGTGCTGTTGTACGCGCAGATCACCGGGGTGTAGTAGTCATACTCCGGGTCGCACGCGACGTTGGGCCAGCTGCCCTTCTCCAGCTGCGAGCCAGCCTCGGCACCGAGTTCGGTGCTCAGACCGGCGTAGCTGTCCTTCGCCCAGCAGAACGGATCGGCAGCGTTGTAGGCACGCTTCGCACCCGTGTCCACGTTGACGGTGCCGTCATACGCGAACATGGAGTCGAGCCCTTGGAATCGAAGCTCGTTGCCCGGCGCATCGCCGTCAACGTAGACCTCGCGGGCGAGGTGCTGCTCGACCGACTCCTGAAGACGCGAGGCCATCTTGCCTGCGACGTTGATCAGCGCCTGCTGGCCGCGGTTCTCCAGCATCTCCCGGCGCAGAATCGCGTCGGTGCATTGATACCCACGCCAATCGAGCTTCGCCGTCTTCCACAGGTTCTGGCGCGAGTAGACCCGAGGAGTCTCGCCGTTGTTGCCCGACACGGGCTGATTGCGGAAGCGAACTTCCCACGAAAAGCCGCGACCCGACTGATTGGTGAGCACGTTGCCGGAACCTTCGAGCGAGGCGAAGATGCGGAACTTGCGAAGCACCGCAATTTCTTCTTGGCGCAGGTGGTTTGTCAGCGTTGTGCCAATCGCCCTTGCCCAATCAGTCGCGCTCGCCATGTGCTTATCCTTTTCGTGTTGTGGCTGTCGTTAACCGATCAGCCCGTCTTCCGAAAGCGTGGAGCGAAGGTGCTCCGCAAAACTCATCCCCTTGCGTCCTGCTTCGGGGCTATTCGTTGTCACACCTGCACGGTTTGCTGTCCGCGATGCAGCACGTCGCAGGTATTCCATGTTCGCTTCTGCCTGACTCTGCTGCGGCTGTGGTGTCGGCTGCGGAGCAGTCGGGATCACACCCTGCGGGGCGGCGGACAGTTGCTGTTGGAACGCCTGACGTTGTGCTTGCACCACCTGAGCCTGTTGAACCTGCTGAAGAAGGTCACGCTCGACCATCTTCAAGGCGAAGTCCCATCGGGCCTCCGGTGTGGAGATGCCCATGGCCTTTGCCTGTTCGATATAGGTTCTGGCAGCCTCGCCCTCTTTTGATACATTTCCGTTTTTGTCGTACAGCCAATCTTTGTTGGACTGCTCCAGAGTCTGGACATACTGCTGGCGTCCAGCCTCCTCCAAACGCTCCTGCACAATCTGCTGTGCCTGCTCGGATGCGTACTTGGAAAGAAGGGGGGCGAGTGCCTCTTCCGGGTTCGACAGGAAGCGATCAGCGAAGTCCTGCTTGTACTGAAAGAACTCGGTGATCGCGTGCTTCGCGTCGAGCGGAGCGTCGGGGCTGATCGTGTCGCG